GTGACTACTTCAATCACTATGCGTATTTCTTTTTCTTTTTAGTAGAACCGCCTAGTATAGCTTTAGAAACATTTGCTTCTTCTTCAAGACCTGTAGCATCCGTCATAATCGTTCCAGTAACACCAGAACCTTGTCCTCGTAGTTTGGATACTTTTTGAGAACCAGAAACAGTAGTTGTCGCTGCTGCTGGTGCTTGTGTAGTCATCACTTGTGCAGGTTGTTGCACAGGTTGTCTGAAAATTCGAGTTATTGCTCTAAAAAATCCTCCCATATCTCCCTTCCATAATTGTTATCTAGCAAAAACATTAAATTCTGAATCAGTTAATTGTTGTAATGGTTCATAAATTTTTAATCTTGCTTTTCGTAAAGACATTATACAATATCTTAACGCAGAAATTAAGTCATCATTCATAGGTACGATCTTGCCATCTTTCCTATGGTGCATCCTTAACTCCTCCAGCAGTTTATTCTGATTTTTAAAGACTTTCAATCGTTTTGTCTGCATCCTTACTAGCATTTCCATTATTCCCGCTTCAACTGAATTACCACCCGTACCTTCTCTTAATCCCTTTTGAGGTGGATTAGTAAACCATTCAGGACACATATTCACACCTTCCTTCTTATACTGTTCGGTTAAATTCTTACCCGAACCTTTATCGGCTTGTCTGCCGTCTTGTGGCCAAATAACTGGAATCCATTTACCCCTAGCTTTAATTGCTGATGAATGAACAGGTACTGTTTCTTGACGTATAGAATAACTATCATAAACATAAGCTGTATCTACATCCCGATCCCAAGCAACCCATACACAAGCTGTAGGGTGATCCCAACCAAAATCTATTCCACATAGTCTAGGCCAATGACTTGGTATATCTATTGGATCAACTAATATTTCTTCTTCCACAATCGGAAATACTAAACCCGATCCTAATTGTGGTATTCCTTTTTCTCTCATCTTTCTTTCGTGGGGTGGTAGTGCTTGTAAAACTTGTTCTCTAATTGCTTTTGTCATATGGGGTGTATCATCCCACGTAGCTTGTATTAATGCTTGTCCATCTTTTAAATCATTTACAAATTGTGCTACAGTTTGTGTCATTCCTTGTTCGGGTGTAAACGTCATATAAACGATACCACCCTTATCGGCTGTTCTTGTTAATGCTTGTGTATAAATTCCTGTTGGTGGTTCTTCATCCAGCCAAATAACATCTACGGATTCTCCCATCCATTTCTCTTTACCCATTTCATATGCTTTAAATCCTACTCTCGAATATCCACCCGAAGTATGCTTAACAATAAATGAGTTGATAGCATTAGGTACACCCGCCTTCCTTACAGTTTCTCCAATATATTTTAAAGGTATTGTACCTGTACCTTTAGATGATGGATCATCTGGTTGGCCGACAAGTTCTTTTTGGCAAACATCCCTGGTGGTTTCATTTGAAACACCCCCTGCCCAAGCTCTTATGGGTCGGTTAAATCGTTTACCAGCCCACCACGTTGGGTATTTTCCCGTCACATGGTATGCCATTTCCATAGCCCCACAAAAGGACTTGCCGACACGATTACCAGCCATTAACAATCTTTGTGCTGCTAATGTATTATGAAACTTCTTTTGATACTCATACGGCACATACTCCGCCATAATATTCGTAACTTTACGTCTTTCCAATTCCTTTGCGATCTTAACGGCTTTTTCTAATTCATCCATCCAATGACTTTCATTATTAGGTATAAGGTTATAAATATAAACATAGCCATTAATGTTATCTCATAAGGAAAATTACTCATCTCTTTTTACCAAACCTGTTTTTTTATCAATGGTATAATACTTGCCTGTTTTTCCTTTTATCCACTCGTTAGGATCACGCCTTGCAAAGCGTTTATTCCAAGCCCAACAGCTTATCTTGCCGCCATATGTTTCTAGTAATCCAAGTATGTAATCTTTAATGTTGAGTTGTAATACCCAATGCTTTAGCTTTTGCCCAATCAACAATATATTTCTTTCCTTTTTCA